GAAGGATTTAGGTCCTTCTACTCTCCAAGAAGCTTATGGTCTTCGTTTTGGTGATATCGATGATCCACGGATCAAGAGATTCTTGTATCGAGACCTTTCTGATTTTTATGGATTTGAGTATGAATCTCCGGAAGAGGATGACGTTAAAGGAGTGGAAGATTCCGATAGCGACGATGAGCCTCGAGATGTCCAAGCTCAAGCTTTAGATCTAGGAATATCGACAAGTTTTGCGTCTCTTGCTCCCCTTGTGGTTGAACATGGAGTTCGCACAGTGGTGGGCTATGGATGTTACGTGTTATTGACTACCTGTTCTCTCTTTGATGGACAGCGTTTGTCCACTAGCACGAATTTGCTCTTACTCACTTTGATTGGTCTCATTGCTGGTTTTCTTCCTGTTCCATTTTTGATAATCATTGGTTTGTCAGCGGTATTAATCCATCGATCGGCTAAGGCGAATTTTATTCGTGACCATTTGGATCGCATGAAGGAAGAGAGAGGTTTTTCTTTTTCTTACTTGTGTTACCTCCTTGGATATGGAGAGATGCCTGGCATTCCACTTCCTGAACGTTATGTTTGGTTGACCGGTCTTATGGCAGGTCTAACGCTATACATGATTGTCTTTCGTGAAGAGAAGAGAAGAGTTCCTCCCCAGGACTGTCTTGGTGATTATGAGAAGCTATTTAACTGCCACACAGCTACTGTGCGACATAAGAATAAGCTACATGATCACTGGACTGTTCAGGAACATGTTACTATCAGACCCAAGCATCCAGGAAAGGCATCTGTTCTTGCGAGTAAAATCTACAAGAATTTGGTGCAAGTGGTTTATAAACCGCCTGGAGGTGGTGCACGTGTGCAGTTTGGAATGGGTTTGAAAGGTAGTTGGCTTGCTGTCAATAAGCACTTCCTTCGTGACGCTGGTGATAGTTTCATAGTTGAAGTAGGGGCTCCAGGAGTGGATGCCCCACTATATGAGACACGAGTTGCTCGAAAAGATGTTGTTGATGTGACTCACGACTTAATTATGTTTCAGGTCAGCGGAAGACTTTTTGGAGATATCATGAAGCACATTCCCAGTGCCCCCTACGTCGGGGCGTGTACAGGTGTGTTTCGTGGTCAGCCATGTACCAGTACCTATTCTACGACACCCATAAATCTTACGGTTGGGACTACTTCCCACAAGATTGATGTGTGTTACGAATCAGAGCTTACTGAAGAGACCGCTCCTGGTTTCTGTGGCTCCCCTTTACTTCTTGATGTTGCTGGGGGCGCTATATTCTCAGGAATTCACGTTGGAGGTGTTGGGACTAAAGCTTTTGCTGTGCCGATAATCAGAGGGATGTTTGATTTTTCAGGTGGAGGCATACGCAAAGTTGCGTCCCAAGACCTAGATGTTGATGGTCTTGTGGAACCCACTCCCAAATCAGTCTTTTTGCACGAGGTGAACCGTAGTGTTCGTTATCTAGGGCGTAAGCCCGGGAATATCTGTGTGAATAAGAAATCCCAACTGACAAGTCGTGAGATTGACGATGAGTTAATCGAGTTGTTTGAGAAACACTTTGATCATTTTCCGAAGGTCTGGTATGGAAAGCCTGTTATGAAACCAAAGATGGTACAAGGCGAGTACATATCTCCTTACAATTATGGATTTCGTAAGATTGCTTCGCGTAAGTTTTCTTTAGATCCGATTGTTATGGAGAAAGTTTCAGATTTTCTAGTTGATCACCTTATTACTGGGTTGAAGCAACGAGGTGTTTCTCGTTTGTCTCCCCTCACGTTTGAAGACGCTATTAATGGTGGAGAGTTTGATGACTTTATCAAGAGAATTAATGCTTCCACTTCAGGTGGGACAGGTTTTCCTGGTCCGAAGTCCGTGTATCTCCCCATTGATGAAGAACGTAAGGATAGAGTGGTCCGAGTGATGGTTCCAGAATTGCAGAAAGAGGTCAAAACTATGTTGGATAAGTACGCTTCTGGTCGTTGTGCACATCCCATTATTTCAGTGGCTCTGAAAGATGAACCAAGAGATCTTGAGAAGGTGAAAGTTGGAAAGACACGGTTATTCTATGTCACACCGTTACATAAGCTCATTTTAGAGCGGATGTTTCTGGCTCCATACTATTCACTTCTCTCTGAGTTTGGTGATTTGTTTTGTTCAGCAGTAGGTGTTGATATGTACACACAAGGTGGAACGCTCCTTCAATCTTTATTGGATTTTTCTCCTATTGGAGGTGCTGGAGATTATGTGTGTTACGATCAGAGTCAGCCTGTTGATGTTGCCATGATTGAGAATGACATTAAGACGAGGATTCTTCGTCATTTTGGTTATTCTGAGGAGGCACTGCAGGTTGTTCAAGGACTAGCTACTGACAATATATATCCCTTGATTGAAATGTGTATGGATTTGTTCATTGCTCCGGGTTTGCAGATATCAGGAAAGATGTACACCGCTGAAGACAACAGTATCAGAGGATTGATCGATGTTGTTTATCACTGGTTTGATCGAGGTTTGGATGAGAAGTATGGAAATTTTTTCGACTTTATTCTGTTGCAGACTTATGGTGATGACATGAGATATGCTATGAAGGAAGTGGTGAAAGATGACTTTAATTCTCACACATACCGAGATTTTTTGCAGACTATTGGCATGGGATTCACGAGTCCTGACAAGTCTTCCGAGTTGCCCCCGTATACTAGGGATATAGCGGCTTTGGATTTCTTGAAACGGACTACTGAGTATTGGGCTGAAGCGAAGGCCTGGGTGTCGAAGTTAGACTTAGACTCCATGTTCAAGATGCTTCAGTGGTATATTCCGTCAAAGGTAGAGTCTCCTCTGGATCAAACTATTTCTACTGCAGACTCGCTTTGTCGTGAAGCTTTTTTCCATTTGCGTGATGAACAGAAATATGTTGCTTTCCAGAGAGATGTGATTAACATTCTAAGAGGGTTGTATCCCGATTTGAGTGAAGAATATCTTGCCTCTCGAATGCATACGTATTTTGACATTTATGATTCACTGTACTCACCCGAGAACAGAAGAGTTCCAGCGCAAGCCATGGATTATTTCCAGGAGGCTGATTTCCCTAATGATGCTATGGATGACCAGTTTCTTATGACGGAATTTTACCGTTCAGAATTTGCTCGTTCATCGCAGTGGATCGTTGCTTTACCCCAGGGTTTTGTCGAAGATCTTATGGAAAGAAGCCCTCTGGGCGAGTGGGAACACCACGTCCAGAAGGTCGTCCGCTACAACTATTCTTGTCTTCAGACTTTAGAATTCCTCCAGCGCCTTTCTAACCCGCGCAGCTTTATGAGGAAAGTTCTTTATCAGTCTATGGATATGATGTCTTCTGTCCCGAGTGGAAGTCAAGTCACTTCTACGGAGAACATGATAGATGTCATTGGTTCAGATGAGAAGAAGGTCGGAGAAGACCCTGGAACGGGCGACGATCAAGGCCAGGCAAATTTGTTGGATATGAATAAGTTTTTTGCTAGGCCTATTATCATTGCTTCTTTCAAGTTGTTTCTTGATGCACCTTATGATGGAGTTTTTGATGTGTGGAAGGCATATACAGATAATCCAGAAGTGCGAGCGAAGTTGCGTAACTGGTCCTACCTCCGAGGTGATCTTCACCTTCGGATAGCTATCAGTGGCACTCCTTTTCACTATGGATCTGTTCTTGCATCCTATCAATTCTATCCTGCGAAGAATGAGAGTTTGGTTCGACATCGCGCTGCTTTACTTGCAGATTCTGCATGGCGCCCACTGATTCTGAACTATTTATCACAGGCTAAAGGTGCTACGGTGATGCATTTGCACGAGAATGCTCCTGTTGAGTACACTTGTCCTTTCTTTTCGATGAAACCGTCACATAGGCTCTACAATTCCACTTCTACGATTATTACGTCATTTGATTCGTATGAGGACCTTGCTGAAGCTGGTTCTCTATTTTTCTTTACGTTAAATGATCCTAAATGTGCGTCATCTACGCCGACTAATCCGGCCGTGACGATATATGCTTGGATGGAGAATGTGGAGTTGGGTGTGCCTACTGCGACGAGAATAGAAGTTCCTGCACAGTCTCTTGAGACGAAAGACGAGGTTAAGACTGGTCCGGTTGAGGGCGTCTTTTCTCGTGTTGCAGAGATTTCTGGTGCTTTGGCAACGGTTCCCGTGTTAGAGCCTTTTGCGACGAGTGTGGAAATGGTAAGTTCTGGATTTGCCAGATTTGCCTCAATTTTTGGTTGGTCTTATCCTGTGCGTGAGGAAGAAAACCACAGGTTTCGACCCAACCCAATTGCCAACGGAGCTCACGTGATAGGTTCGAGTACGGCCAAGAAGGTTACTCTAGATCCACATCAGGAGTTGTGTCAGTTAAGCGGTGTTTTGCTGTCTGGAGAGGATGAAATGACTCATCTATCTATGACGCGAAATGTGACTTTTCTTACATCTTTTACGTGGGCAGAGGCTGGATCGTATGGTGACGTTTTGTGGAGGTCAAATGTGACCCCAATGTTGTCTACAGTGTATGCTTCTTTGGACACTTACATCCAACCTACACCTATGGCATTTGCAGCATCACCATATTCCTATTGGCGAGGAACCATTACTTTTACTTTTGACGTAGTTATGAGTAAAGTGCATTCGGGCAAACTTTATGTGCGCTATGAGCCCAATATAGCTCAAGCTGCGCTCATTTCAGCCTCAGTGACATGGAACACTAATTACGTTAAGGTGATTGATATTACGAACACGAGACGCTTTTCTTTAGACATCCAATGGGCAGCCCCTAGAGCTTGGCTCGAGGTGCGTCCCACTGTTGATACGCTATATGGAAGTGCGTTTGATACCACACATCTACTTGAGTCCAATGGATTCGTGGAAGTTGGTGTTTTCAATGTTCTCCAATCCCCTGTTGCTGATGATATAGAAGTGAATGTTTTTGTCGGTTCCGATGACATGATGTTCAATTCTCTTACGTATCAGAACGCTCCCACAGACCGGACTGTCCCAGGACAATCCGCAGAGCTTTCTACTATGTTCGCAACAGATGTGATGAGAGAAGTTTTAAACCCTACGAGTGGTTCTAGCTCTCATGTTTCGCTCACTCACTTCGGTGAGCTTCCTGTCTCTTTTAGGAGCACGTTAAAACGGTACCAGTTCGGCCGCAGATTTGTTTTCGAAGCTAGCCCAACTCCTGGTCCTAAGACGTTGCTGCTGAAAGCAGACATTTACCCTCCTCCGTATCCCGTTTATACTAGCGTTGCGAGTAGCCCTGTTGAGTTTAATCTTTATGGCTACCTACGCTATGCGTTTATGGGTATGCGAGGTTCTGTCAGAAAGCGATTTCACATTATAGGTGATATTCCATCTGACGCTTACACTCGTGTTGGAGCAACTTTGCTCCCGGTGAGCGGCGCTGCCGCAAACACGATTTCGTGGAGTACTACCGCATTTCTCACACCTTTTGTGAGCGGTACCGTCTATGAGATGGCTCGCGTGAATGCGAATTTGGAGGTTGAGTTTCCTTTTTACTCACCCAATTATTTTGCATTCTCGTGTGCCGATGATCTAGTCGGTTCTAACAACACTAACGAAATGGTCGATGAATGGTATAGAAGATACCAAGTCGGATTCGAAACGTTCGGCGCCGTTGATGAAGGCGCTGTGTTGGAGGAGATCTCTACAGGGGAAGACTTTTCGTTTTTCCTGTTCCTTGGAGCCCC